CTAACCAGCAAAATTTTAGAAAAAGTTATCTCTAGATCAGAAAACCATTTAGATACAACAGCTCAAGGATTTAAAACTTATGTTATTGAATTAGATGCCTTAAATTATCAAAACAATGAGTTTGATGATGGCAATTATTTCAGATCAATAATCGACATTAATTTTAAAACAATGGAAATTTAAAATGGAAAAGCCTACAAAAATATCAGAAAACAGCCAGATCCAATTAGATCTAAAAACTCTCATCATTATAATTGCTTTTACAGCATCTCTTGCTGGTACATATTTTAGCCTCTCGGCTCAGATCGAGGATGCAAAGAATTTGCCAGCTCCAGAAGTTTCTAAAATCGAGTTAGATTTTAAAGATAAATTAACAAGATCTGTTATTGAAAAAGTTGAGGCAGATGTTACGATCATAAAATCAGATCTTGGAGAAATCAAAGAGAATATAAATAAAATGGATGAGAGGCTTTATGAAATCTCGCAAAAAGTGAGATAATGAGATCATTAATATTTTTATTATTATTTAGCCTGGCATCTTACAGCCAGAGCTATAAAGATAAAATTTCTGTTGTTCAATATTCGGCAGAGTTTGCAAAAGATGGAGAAATAGATCTTAAAAATTTTAAGGCATATAATACCCATTATTTTGATCTGATCAAGGATCAAAAAATATTTGTTAAGGAGGATATTAAGTTTGTTCCAACTTTGATCTTGTATCAAAATGGAAAAGAGATCAAAAGAGTTGAAGCTGGGATCTCTTTAAAATTACAAGATGATGCTGTTGATCTAATTAATAAAGAAATAGATGATCTTTTATCATCAAGATTTTAAAATAAATATAAATATGAAAAAATTAACAATACTAATAACAGCTGTTTTAATCAGCTTGAATTTATCGGCTCAGGAAAAGCCTGAAAAATTAAAATGGATCAAGGATATTTTTAAATATTCAACAATATTTTCCAGCTATTCAGAGAGCTCTCCTTTGTTTGTTCCAGAAACTTATTTTGTAACACAGGGAGGGGATGTTATAAACACAACTCCAGAAATAGAAAATGATTATTCTTTAAATTTTGGGATCAGAAAAATTGCCAGAATGGATTATGAAAATAAGGATAAAAAATATTATGATGGATCTGAAAAAACTTATTCAATATCATCCAATGTTGGAGCTGTTAATGGGATAGAATATTTCGCTCAATATAGCAAGGGAAAACAACAAGGCAGAGAGTTTAGATCTCAGAAATATTTTTTGAGATATATGGCAAATTATTGGATGTTTAAAGTTGAATATCAAAGAAATGGATTGATCAATTTAGATTATCAATCAGCTGATCTAAGATTTAGATTGCCTTTGAACAAGAGCAAAAGTTTCTCATTATCAATTGGATCTGTTGTTAGAACTCATAAGCCATTTGGATTTTTACCGATCAACTCCTATTTAGAAAGCTATGCCTGGTGGGATCTTGCTTATGATAGAGGATTCATGGATCATTTTTATGGCATAGATTATGATAATGATGGCCAGCTTGATAATTTTGATTGGTGGTGGAGCAATCCTGATGGAGAAAGGATTGCAGATACAGATCAAGATTTTAGAGCAAATCATTATTGGAGGATCGTTAATTCTTACAATTCTGAGGAGCTAAATAAGATCGGAACAATGGCAACATTATCTGGAGTTTTTGGATTTGATTATTATTTTTATAGAGATAATAAATTCTGGATCCATGCATGGGGATCTGTTTATCCAATTCATAAACATATATATGGAGATGAGGCTTATTCTTATGAGCTTTTTGTAGATTCCGATCAATGGATTGATTATAATGCTGGATGGATCTTTGGATGGTATTTAAACAACAGCATTGGAATATTTACTGAGTTAGAAAAAACAAGATTCTGGGACAAGGATCTAACATTTATTAAAGCTGGAATTAATTTTAAATTATGATTACAATGATGATATTAGGATTTTTTAAAAAAATATGGGATTTTATAAGAGGCAAAAAATACAATTATGTAGAGATATGCAAAGATCCAGAATGCGAATGTCAAGAAAAAATTATAATTAAGGATTGTTCCAAAAGAAAACGAAAATGGTATTATGTCAGCAAAAGAAAAAATAAGCAAAAGAAAAATTAAGCATATTGTAATCCATTGCTCAGCAACAAAAGAGGGAAAAGATTTCTCAGCTGAGGATATTGATCGTTGGCACAAAAATAGAGGCTGGAGAGGTATAGGATACAATTGGGTAATTAGAAACAATGAAAGAGCTACAATAGAAAAAGGGAGAGATGTCGATCTTATTCCAGCTCATGTAAAAGGAATTAACAGATCAAGTTTGGGGATCTGTTATATTGGAGGCTTGGATCAGAATGGAGATCCTAAAGATACGAGAACAGATCAGCAAAAATTTCAACTTAGATCTTTATTAAAAGATCTTAAAAAAAATTATCCGGATGCAAGGATCTCAGGCCATAATGAATGGAGCTCCAAAGCATGTCCATGCTTTTCAGTTCCAGAGGAATATCAACATTTATAATCATGGGAAAGAAAAAATTTAAAGATACTAAGCTGGGTAAATTTTTGCTTGGCAAAAACTCAAAGATTTTGAATGTAGTTGGAGATCTAATGCCAGATTCTGGAGTTTTGGGAATTGTAAAAAATCTAATTGACAATGATCCAGAGATGCCTCCAGTTGATAAGGAACAAGCAAAAATGATCCTGGATCAGGAAATGAAAGAAATGAATGAGATCTCAAATAGATGGGGATATGATATGAAATCAGATAATAAATTATCAAAATCTGTCAGGCCATTAACTCTGATCTTTTTAACAATATCATTATTTTTGTTTATAGTTGCTGATAGTTTAGAGATAGCTTTTACTATCAACAATGAATGGATCGAGCTTTACAAAATCCTATTAACAACAACTTATGCATCTTATTTTGGAATGAGATCAGCTGAAAAAATATTTAAAAAATAAAATATGGCAACATTAGGAAATCAAAAAATTCAAGATACTTATTCAGGATTATTAAAAACTGATGATGAACAAGCTCTCGGATCTGGGAGAACAAGGATCCAGGATGGAGATGGACAAGATACAGCTCTAAAACTTGGTAAAGCTGGAGCTGGAGCTGAAATAGAGGCCTCAACATTTCATGCTGGGGGAATTAATACTGGCCAGGTTAATGCCTCATCTGTTGTTGTTAGTGGATTATTGCAAGCAACATCAGGGGTTTCAACATTGAACACTTTACAAGTTCCAACAACTTTAACAATGGTTGATGGATCAACTTTTAATTCTGATACAGAGGCCAATAATTTTAAGCATGCATCAGCAAAAGTAGGCATCAGAACAAACTCTCCTCAATCGGCTTTAGATGTTAATGGATCTATAAAATCAAAAGGGATCAATGTTGATAGTCAAAAGCTATTTATTGCAGATAATCAAAATTATGTGAGAATGGCTGATTATGGATCTGGCAATCTTTGGGGAGTTGATGGAAATATGAACAAGCCAAAATTTGAAACAGCATTTGGAAAAAATGGTAAACTATTAGAGAGCTGGAGATATAAACACATAAGGATCAGAGGGCAAGCATTTGCATCTAATAATTTAAAAAATAATCCAGTTGTAATAATACCAGCAGAGCAATACAAACAGATAATTATTGATCAAGTTGTTATTTATTATGATACAAATAATAACAATCAAAGGGGAGGATTTGCTGGAGGTTTAGATGATCCATTATTCTCTATTTACTATGATGCAAATCCAGGAGGCAATCCAACTCAGCTTTATGCAATGCCTTACAGAGTGCATTACATTAATGGGCAACAAAATAATTATTTATACAATAGGCCAGCTCTTTATGATGTTAATAAGGTTATTGTTACTTTACCAAATAAGGATATAAAAATAAAATCAGCAATGACATTGAATGCAACAGCTCCGATTCCAGGAGGAGATTTTTATATTAGAATTAAATATCAACAGCTTAAAGATTCAGAGTTTAAAGCAGATGTTGATCAACTTATAGAATAAAATGGCTACAATTAATGGAACAAATTTTCTGTTAAAAAGGCAATCAGATGGGCAAGTCGTTGGACATTCAAAATCTATTTCTTTAACTATTGGAGCAGATCTGCCAGAATCAACAAATAAAGATTCTAATGGATTCCAGGAAGTTATTGCTGGATTAAGAAATGCTCAGCTTTCGGTTTCTGGTTTAACAAGGTATGGAGATCCTTTAAATTATACAGAATTAGCTGATTATGTTTTACAAAGAACAGAAGTTGAGTTTTACATTGAAAAAGATAATGGATTAGTTTTTATGGGAAATGGCAATGTATCAGATGCAACTGAAACTGGAGCTTTTGAAACTGCAACAGAATTTGATGCTGAAATTTTAATAAAACAATTGTTTTTAATTTCTGATCCAAATATTAGTAGAATTGTATGGGCATTGAATGGCTTAGGAACATGGGATGATGCTGATGAATTATGGCAAAATGCTTAATCTAAAATTTTGTATCTTTGAAAAGTTAAATAAATAAAAATTTAGGATATGCCAACAACAAATGTTTTTAATGGAACTAATCTATTATTAAAAATAGAGGGAACGAATTTGGGGCACACTACATCATGCTCATTATCATTATCTAATGACTTGCCAGAGGCAACAACAAAAGATTCTAATGGATTTGCTGAGCATATTGCTGGAGTGATCTCAGGAACAATCTCTTTTGATGGATTGGTTGATTATTCTGATTCACAAAATGCCATTGAGCTTGCTGATTTTGTATTAGCAAGAACTCAGATTACTTGTGTATTTGGAACATCAGTTACTGGGGACGCTGTTTATACAGCTGAGGGTTTCCTGGATTCAGTCGAAATGAGTGCTGAGATGGAAAGTCCAGTATCTTATTCTGGATCCATAACTCTAACTGGCTCCATAACTAAATCAACTAATAGTTAATAAATAAGATTATACATGCCGAATAAAAGGAGAGGTTATTATACCATAAAACTCAATGGCCAGGATCATACCATGCATTTTAGTATGAATTTCTGGGCAAACTTTACTGATATGCTTGGTTGTTCAATCGAGGAAATCGGAAAATACTTTGATGGATCTGTAAACATTTCAGCTGTTAGAGCTTTGGTTTACTCAGCTCTATTAGCTCATGCTCAAGAGGAGGGATTTGAATTAGGTTTTAATGAGTATAAGTTAGGATCCTGGCTTGATGATGTCGAATCAGATGAACTAACTAAGATCATGAATGCAATGATGGAATCCAGGCTCTTAGGGAATGATATGAATGCTGGGATCAAAAGAAATGTCAAGCAAACAACAAAGGCAAAAAAAAAATAGTTTCATTAGATGATCTGATGGATTTCTACATTGGAGAATGTGGAATCATGCCAGATCTGTTTTGGAGATCAACCTGGAAAGAAAATGATCTCATGGCTGAACATCATTTATTGACTAAATTCCATTTATGGGAATTAGTCAGATTCAATTCAACATTAATTTATAATACATCTGGGATCAAAAAGGGAGCCATGATCAAGCCTCATCAGATGTTTAAACTGCCTCAAGATAATTTATTGGAGATCGGAAAACCAAAATCATCAAAGGATGAATATGAGGCATTTGTCAATAAAGTAAAGAACTTTAATAGGCCAATAAAAAACCCTTTGGATTACATAAGAGAGCAAGAGGCTAAAAAAAATAAATAGTAAATTTGTAAAAAATTCATCTTATGGCTACAAAACAACTCCAGGTTAATATCGGAGCAAATACAACTGGATTTAATGCTGGTATTAAAAAGGCTGGAGCAAGCCTGAAATCTTTTTCATCAAGCCTTAGATCCATAACTTTGCCATTAGCTGGAGTTGGAACTGCATCAACTTATTTAGCCAATACCTTTGATAAAAACATGACTAAGATCAAAACCTTAGTTGGAGATTCAGCTAAGAATTTTGAATTATATCAATCAAGAATTAAAAGAGTATCGTTAGAAACTGGCAGATCAGCCAATGATTTATCAGATGCATTATTTGCTGTAACATCAGCTGGAGTTAAAGGAGCTCCAGCAATGGAACTATTAGAGATGGCATCTAAAGCCTCAGCTGTTGGAATGGGAGATGTTAAGGATATTGCCAGAGCAACAACTGGGGTAATGAATGCCTTTGCAAAAGAGGGCATGACTGCAACCCATTCAATGAATGTATTTAAAAGAATTGTTGAAACTGGTAATCTGGAGGCATCTGAATTAGCTCCAACTTTGGGGAGGGTTGTTGGTATGGCTCAAACAATGGGAATATCGTTTGAGGAAGTCGGTGCATCTATTGCAACATTTACAAGATTAGGAGTTGATAGTGCCTCAGCTGTTACTGGATTAAGATCTATAATGGCTGGATTAGCATCTCCAACTCAAGAAGCAAAAGATACAATGGCTCAATTTGGGTTGTCGGCAGAGGGATTAAGAGATAAATTAACAACTGATGGATTAGCCGGAACTCTTGAGCTGTTGATGGAAAAAACTGATGGAAATATTGATGCATTATCATCTTTATTTCCCAACATTAGAGCATTAACAGCTGTTTTAGGTACAGCTGGATCTCAGGGAGATGCTTATAAGGAGGTATTGGCTCAGATCCAGGATTCTCATGGAGCATTGGATGAAGCATTTGAAACGACATCAAAATCATCAAGTTTTAAATTAGATCAAGCAATGAATGGCATGAAGCAATCAATGCAAGATATTGGAGCTGTGATCTTGCCAATGGTTGCCTCAGCATTAGCATCAATTTCTAATGTTATAAATAAAGCTGTAACAGCTTTTACAAGTTTAGATGGAGAAACTCAACTTTTGATCGGATCTTTAACTGGAGTTGCAATTGCATTGCCAACAATCATTTCATTAGGAGGAACATTGCTCTCAGTTTTTGGAGCCATATTATCTCCTATTGGTTTAATAGTCGCTGGCCTTAGTGCTGTTGCTTATGTGATCTATAATGAATGGGAGGGCATCAAAGGCATTATTGTAGATATTGCCAATTATTTTATTGATCTGTATAATGAATCGACAGCTTTTGCTATGATTATTCATGGAATAGGAGCATTTTTTAAAACCATGTATGATATTGCTGTTGCTGTTATTGAGGCAATAGTATCATCATTCCAAAGAGGATTTGGCTTATTAGGAGATTTATTTGGAGGCTTAGGAAATATTATAAAAGGAGCTTTAACATTTGATTCTGATTTAATTGGAGAGGGATTAGCTAAGGTTAGTACAGCTGTGGTTGATAACTTTACTGGAATGATGGATGATGTTAATGGAGTTTTTGAAACAGCCGGAACATCAGCTGTTGATAATTTTAAAGAGGCAATGGGATCAGCATTAGAGAGAGAGCCAATTGAATTAATTTCAGAGGAGGATGTTGATGCATTTGTAGGCAAGGGAGCTGATATGGCAACTGGACTATTAGATCAAATAAAAGGAGTTTTTTCTGGGAAATCTATTGAACTGCCTCCGATCACAACAAAAGAG